ATAAATTATCATTTGCCCTCTTTTTTATTTTACCCAAACGACTGTGCATAATGTTTTTTTCTAGGCTTTTTTAAAGAATTTATAAATTCACTATTTTTTTGAGTTTTGGATAATTTATTTCTTGATGGATGAAAAGCTGTTGTAGTTGTATGTTTTACGATTGTTTTATTAATTGTAATCAAAATATTATTTGCTCTCTTTTTTATTCTTCAGTTTCGATTGCATCATTTTCTTCTTCCACAACAGGTGTCATATCTGGAAAAGTTCCAATACGCTCTGTCATGATCTGTCTTCCATCAGCGCGAGTGAGTGTAACGACTGACATTACACGGGTCGGGGTATCGGAAGCGTACATGGTTGAAAGTCGTGAAAAGTATTCAGACTTTGCAACCTGAAGGGCTCGAGCTTCATCACCATTCGGATTCTGCTCAGTTGCGTTATAGTTGCGGCTGTCGAAGGTTTTCGGATAGCCGCTAACGGTAGAATATACCCCCTCCGGATGTACCTCAGAGGTAACTACCTGGGTTGCGTTTACAATATAGATTTGTCTCATACGTCTGCTCCTTTCAAGAAATTGCCTGTGCCTTGATTGGTAAGGAATGCTTTGGACACAAGGTCATACATCCCTATCTCTCCGTCCGACTTGCGGTAACAAGGGACAAGATCAAGAAGTAACTGCCCGTTATCTATAAGTTTTACGTAGTACCATTGATTTTGAGATATTTTTGAATCGTCATAATAATTCAATTTGATTGTGTCTATGCCAACAGCATACGCTTGCCCTTGTTTTTGCCCGATGATTGTATCAGTTTGCAAATCTTTTATATATTGATAACCACCTTTGGTATTGCCGGCCTCAAATTCAACAATCACATTTGCAGGCCATGCACTTAACACATACAATCTTGCATTATATCCGCTCCCTTGTATTGTGTCGAAATAAAGGTGGTTATGTGCATTAAAAAGTCTCAGCGAGTCTTCGTCTCGGTTTTTCCAATACCCCAAAATAACATTGCCAGTTATATTCAGATTCATCACCTTGAACTGAACCGTTATTTGGTTATTCGGAATGATTCCAGTATCAATCCATTGAGTGCCTGTGGATTTTATCCACTCCACCTCTTGATATGCACTCGGCAGACGTTTCTTTTTCGATGCCATCAACACCCTACGTCTAATAGCCATCATGTCCATGCCATCACCGCCCCCAATCCGTCCATAACATTGAGTTCATAGGTTGTGTTTGCATCAAGCACAGTCGGGTCAAAACCGTTTGCCCATTTGATTGTTGACGGAACTGTCAGCACCGTAGCAGTAGCACCCGATGTAAACACCACATCACAGATGCCAGATACGCAAGGTGTAAAATCAAGTGTTGCGACCTCTCCGCAAATATACCGCACTCCTGAAAGCGCCGTAATTGTCGGAGTCGTACCTTCGACCAGAACTGCACCGTTCAGCATATCTGAGATAGCAGATTTTGCTTCTTCACTGTACTGACCGACAGGCAGAGTGCTATCTTTTTCGTCATGACCTGCGGCTTTGGCTAAACCATAGAATGTAGCTTGATGCATTTGAGATACTGATGGTTTTACATTATTATTCACACCAGCTTTTATCTGTGCGTCACTTGGTAAAACTGTTTGAATGTGACCTTTATACGTTCCAGTCTTCACTATATCAATACCATAATAACCATTTATTTTTACAGCTCCAAGCTGATTAGTGCTTGCAATTGGAATCTCCGCAATGCCGTCAGTCACAACGCTTGTTCCGTTAATCTGCACATCCGTTAAATAATTACTTAAATCAATAGCAACAGAACCAAAAATTTCCCAGGTATTATTTACATAAACCCATTCAGTAAACATATTATTAGAAGGCTGATATGATGCGGGGACTAGATAAATAGTTTTTTCATCTGGGTTATTGATAATAGGTATTCTAGATTCAGAGCTATATTCAGAAGATGAACAAATGTGCATTTTAATTCCGCCAGTTTCACCAAAATCCCATTCAGTAACTTTACCATTTTCAATAGTTTTTGCGGTAAGTGCAAAGCCTTGAACTGGATTAGAATAATTTAGAGTATCTTCTTTAGAATCAATCTAATCTTTTAAGTCTGTAATATCTTGTGATGCAAGAACGCCTTCAATAATCTATTCTTTATCTGCGGCAGTCCAATAATCAGTGCCCTTAACTGGTGTATCACCTTTGGGGCCAGTCGCTCCAGTCTAGCCTTTCTATCCTCGCGGACCGACATTTCCTTGTTCACCGCGAATTCCCTGTTCACCTCTATCACCCTTCTAGCCTTTTTCGCCTTGAGGGCCTGTCGCCCCAGTTTCACCTTGGATACCTTGAGGTCCTTGTTCGCCAGTGTCGCCTTTATCTCCCTTTGGGCCTTGAGGTCCTTGTTCACCAGTGTCACCTTTTTCACCTTTTACTAATCCAAAAGTCAATACAGGATTTTCAGCAGTTCCAGTTTGTGTGACATATGAGGCAGAACCTGGTTCTAAGCTATTAACTGTTCCAATAGTAATATTAGGCATTGCGCCAGTATCACCTTTGTCACCTTTATAACCGCGTGGAATTTTAAAATCTAATACGGGATTTTCAGCAGTACCTTTTATATTAACTGAAGCGTATCCTTCCGCAGGTAATGTTTCTATTGTTCCGATAGTTAAATTAGGCGTTACACCGGTATCACCTTTCTAACCTTTCTACCCACGGATTGATTCTGTGGTAAAAACAGTATCATCAGTAAAAGTAATTGTTAATGTATAATCATTATTAAGGGATACATTTTTAATACCAAGCCCATCTTCTCCTAAAGCTTTAACTTCAGTATTTACCCAATTTTTAGTTTGAATATCATAGGCATACCAATAATCATCAACAATTTTTGGATATTTTAAAAATGTATCTTTAGCCTATTCTGTTGCGGCAGATATTTCATCTACTTTCTATTCTAATGAAGAGATTAATTGGTCAATAACATTTTGTTCAACCTATGTTGGTTCTTTACTTTCAGCTTTTGGTCTTTTTTGAATAGGGATATTTATTGTATATCTTGTCTATCCATCACTAGCTGTTTGATGTAAAAATATCCATATATAAATATCTTCACCAGATGTTAAATATTCATCTGGAATTATAATTTCATTATTATTTCCTAAAAAAATATTTGAGGAAGCTTTAGGACTATTACTATTTGAAATATGAAATTCAAAAGACTATGGAAGATTAAGTCCTTTGATTAGAACTTTCTGTCCATAGTCATATTGAAACAATTTTCTTGTAATACACTATCTTCCTCCATTTGAAAAATTTGCGGTAATTGTATTAATACCTTTCATAATTTTTCTCCTTTATAAAAGATTTAAAATCTACCAGAGTCTCCAAATCCGCCTTCTCCGCGAGCTGTATCAGATAGTTCATTTACTTCATTGAAATCCATTGAAATAAAAGGAAGAAGAATCATTTGAGCAATTCTTTCACCAGGTTCAACGCTTTGAATTTCATCAGTATCATTATGAAGTGCAACAATATATTCACCTCTATAATCTGAATCACAAATGCCTGTACAGTTTGCAGGGCGGAGACCTCGTTTAGTAGCAACACCAGACCTTGCAAAGATTGCGGCAAAGACGCCTTCGGGAAGTTCAAAAGCAAGTCCAGTTCCAATTTTTACAGTAGAATGAGGTGCAATATCAACAATAGAATCAGTGGCGGCGTATAAATCAAATCCAGCCGCATATGAAGAGCCTCTTGAAGGCATTTTTGCTAAATTATTTAATTTTTTTATTTTTATATTCATATAAATCTCCAATGTAATTGTTTTCCATTTAATGTTCCAGCATAAGAAGTTTTACCATTTGCATTTCTAGCAATAGAAGCTCCACATTTTAATCCGCACCATGCTGCAGCACGAGATTGACTAGGAAAAATATCTCCAGTTTCAATGCATTGTACTTTTTTGCTTGTTTTTTGATTATATTGTTTTTCTTTAAATGATATATCTTGCCATTGTTTTTTAGCTTTCTAACTTTGCTGTTGTTTAAATTCTGGATTTTCCCATTGTTTTTTAGCTTTCTAACTTTGCTGTTGTTTAAATTCTGGATTTTGCCAATTCTTTTTTGAGGACTAAGAAATTTTTTTTCTTCCTTGTTCAGATAATCCTTGGTTTAATTTCCCTCCTTTTTTTATATTATATCCATAAGCATCATTTAAAGTATTGTATTTTTGAATATAATATTTTTCTTTTCGTTCTGCTTCCTACTGAGTTAAATTAAACTATAAAATTATATGTTCAAAATTATTCCAACCATATTTTTGAATAGCATTATAAAAATATGTAGAAGTTTTATATCCCTATCCATTTCGCCATCGACGCTCTGGCTTTTGTCCAGTAATTCCAATATATATTTTTTTATTTATTTTATTTTTGTGGGCATACACAACCCAATTTTTATTATTCTACCTCATAATTAACTTCTACAATAGTATCAGCTTCTTTAATATCATTAAATAATTTTGTTAAAGAAAGTTTCCAATATTCATCAATCACTTCGCCTTTTGATTTACGAGTTTTATGTTCACTGGTATATTTACCAAGAACATAAGCATCATCATTTTTCGCTTCTTCGATTGCTTTTGTGGCTTCAGCTTCTGTATCGACTCTGTAAGTTTCTACTGTACTAACTAAATATTTTGACATCTCCTTTTATCTCCTTTATATTAAATACATTTAATTGTTAATTTATTTTCATTATATTTAAGCATTTCTTTTTCTTGAATTTGTTTAATAATTCCTTTTGTAAAACGTTGTGCTCCAGAAAGGTCTACTTGATATACGTCATAAGTATGAGATAATTCAAATATGGTATCTGGAATTTTTTCTATTGTAGTTTGAACAATTTCAAGTTTATTTCCATCTTCATAAACATAAAAGGTTTGTTTACGATCAAAAGGATGGATAATTCCAATAATCTTTTTCATCTATTATATCCTCCTTTTAGCATTGAATAACCCAATCATCACAATTAAACAAATAATATGCAAAAGCTTCTCCATCTATATTTAGCCAAATTTCCCAAGCATTATTCATAGTATTAGAGTCTTTTTCGATAGAAAGGATTTTTCCACGATTTTTAAGCACCTCAATAAGCTCTCGGGCTGCAACTTCGGGCGGATTACGATTCATTTTTTCATATAAATGAAATACTGTAAAATCATATCTTTCGCGGCAAAGCAACATCGCATATCCATCAATTTGCCAATTAAACCATTCCTCTAATTCTGGTATAGCGGCTTCGATTTTGTACTTACTAAGTTTACCTTGTTTTAATATTATTTGTTTATTAAAATCATATAGCGTTCCTAATGAAACATCATGTTTAGTATTTTTATCCACTAGAAATCTCCTTAATTATATTATATTAAAAATTATATTAAAAATCAATCTCTCGATGTAAAATTCGTTGATTTGAACTACCTCTTAATTCAAGTGTTAAATCTTTTTTATCTTCAATAAAGGGGCCATCTATGAGCACATCGATTTGAGATAATATATGATTAATTTTTTCATTTTGTTTCTTTTGAAGTTCTTCTAGAACATATCCTGTCCAAACAAAAATTTTAATATGCGGATAGGCTGTTCTAACACTTGTTATAATTTTATCAACTTCATCAAGATTTTCTTCACACAATGGCTCGCCGCCTAATACGGAAAAATTTCTTACAATATCGTTTGCACAAATTGCTTTAATAATCTGTCCTCTTATATCTGTTGGTAAATCTTTTCCCCCATTAAAATCCCAGGTCTATGGATTAAAACAACCTGGACAATGATGCGGGCAGCCTTGTGTAAAGAATGAAACGCATACGCCTTGACCATTTGTAAAATCATTAGTTATTAAGCCTGCATATTTTTTCATTATTATTCACATAACCTTTCAATTACTATTGCTCCTAATGAATTTCCAAGGACAATAGCAATAAACTTTATAATATTTATTAAAGTTGGAACAAATATGAAATAAGCAAAATCAGCTACGCAATGCTCTGCTCCAATTAAAATAAAAATCATAATTGCAAATATTGTTAATATAGTTGTTTTATTTTTAACTGCAAAATGAATTAATGCGCCACAGAAGCAAGCATTAACAAATAATGTTAATGTATCCTTTGAAAATTTAATATTTGCGGCAGTTAATATTGTATCGATAAAGTTCTGGTTTCCAAGCGCATATAGAGCAATTGTTAATCCAATCCCAACACAATTATAAAATAATGTATGAAATAAAAATTTTCCATCATTTATATTATCAAAAAATCCAATTTTTCCAGTATATAAATTTAATTGCATATTGATAATAATTAATAAACCAAAACTAAATAATAATGCTCCTAATGCGGGAATTTCAGATTGGAGATTAATAATAACCCCCAATCCAATCAGGATGCCCGCAAGAATAGATTTTTTTGTATTTGTCATTTATATCCCCTTAATAATGTTGAATGTTTAAATCTCATTTCTGTTTCCTGTTGTTTTCCAAGATTAAATGCGGTTTTATAATCTCCTGTTAAATATCCAGTAACGCGTCTCAATCTTTGAATAGATTTACCTCCGCACATTGGACACTCATCATCTATTTCTCCTGTATATCCGCAATCTAGACATAAATCATTTGGAATGTTTAATGCAAAATATGGAATATCTTTATCCATAGCATAATTAACAATTTGCTCAAGAGCATCTATATTATGAAGAATTCCGCTATCTAATTCTACATATGTAATGCATCCCGCCGAACTATATCCAGTTAATTGACTTTCAATATCAATCTTTGTAAACGGATCAATTTCTTTCCAAACAGGAACATGGATAGAATTTGTGAAAAATTCTTTATCACTTACATTTGGAATTTCACCATATTTTTTTTTGAATTTTTTCATAGCGGTATAACAAAGATTTTCAGCAGGTGTCATATAAACACCAAAGTTAAGTTTATATTGTTGTTTAAATTCAGCACACCTATCCTTAAATAATTGTTCTATACGTTTAGCAAGCTCCATACCTTCTTCTGTTGCATGGTCTTTGCCTATAAGTATTTGAAGTGTCTCTGCAAGACCGATTTGGCCCAGTGCTAGTGTGCCATGAACCAGCGCAGATTTAATACCCTCCTCTGGTTTATATCCTAACATAGTATGATTTTCCCACATAAATTTTGCGGATGAGGGGTCTTGAGAGCAAATATATTCAAATCTTTCAATAAGCATATCTTTTGCTTCATGGATTTTCTTATCAAGAACATTTATAAAACTATTAATCCTATCTTCTAGGCAATCTTGTATTGTTAAATATTTTGACATAACTTTACCTTCAACTGCTTCCATAGCAAGAGTAGGAAGAATAATAGTTACAGGACAAATATTTCCGCGACCATCTTTACGTTGCGGATTTACGCCTGGTTCGGCATTAATATCTAACCCATTAGCTGTGCGACACGTGTTTATCTGATGTTGCCATCAGCACTGACTATATCTTCTACTTAATAATTAAGTAGCCTTCCGCTTCGGTTTTCAGATGCTTCGTTTCCTAAAACATCGCTAGTGCCTATCTCTAGCCCTACTCCCTTACATTCATCAGGGATAGTCGATACACTTTATTCATTATAATATTCAAAAATCCAAGTATTTTTATAAGGACTTTTTACTTGTCCATTTAATCTTGTTGTTATAGAAGTTTTACCATTTTTAATCCCACAAGCCTTAGCACAAGAAATAATAGTATCAAATATATCTATTTCATTAGTAATTATATTTATTCTTTTTATTTTCTTTGCCATAGGGTTTTTAGCACCTAATTTTGTTTGTCGAATTTTTTCTTTAATAACTTCCATTTCTTTTTCAGTTTTTGATTGATAAGTATTTCCGCCGCATTTAGAAATAGCATCGGTTTCATTATATCCATTTTGAACTGAATTATAATATTGTATCCAATATTGTTCTTTTTTATTTAATTCATCTTGTGTTTGAGCCTAATCAATTTGTTCAATAATAAAATTATCTTTTCCATATTTTCTAATAGCTCTTGCAAAATGAGTGTTTAAAATATTATTTAGAGCATCATTTATATGACGATGAAATCTATCTTGTATTGGTCTAATTGTTTGACCGATATAAACTTTGTTGTTTTGAACATTTGTTATTTTGTATATCCACATTTTTATTCACAAATGGAGTTATAATTTCATCAAAATTATTAGGTAATGTTAATGCTTTATCAATTTCATCCATTAACATATTAATAGATTGTTGATTTGTTAATTTATATCCTCTCATTTCTCTCCTTTTATTTAATGTGAATATTATAATGAATCTTAGCACGGTCTCATCCCAGTGGGACCTAACCGTTAGCCGCATTTTGCGACACCCTCGGGCGAGGTTCAAAAGGTTTTACATGAGCTGTAGTTTGCACTTACCCATGGTGCTAAAGAAAGTGGTTGGATCTTTTGGATCATATCCTGCATTTCCGCTCCAGTCAACGTTAGCATAATTTGGATAAAGTCTTTTTGCTGTTGATTTAAGAGCAAGTCTATATAAATCATAATTTGGTGTTCCTGGCTCTTTATTAACACCTTTCATCACTTGAAAAATACCACATGGGAAAATCGGTGTTTTATGGAATTTTCCGTTACCTTTAATAGAGCCTTCAAGTAATGCTTTTATTACCATACGTCCTTCAGGAAGTGTGCAAGTTCCGTAATTTATTGAAGTGAACGGCAGCTGGTTCCCGCTTCGTGACTGGAGTGTATTAAGATTATGATACATTCCTTCAACTGCTTGAACTAATTCTTTTTGTGTCATATCTAAAGCATATTTGTATACTTTATCATAATTACCACCATCATCTGCATAATTGGTATAATATCCATAATCATCAATTGGAATATTGATTATTTCATTATATCTGTCATCATCTTCTAATAAACTATCAAAATTCCAATCATCACATTCACAAAGATATTTCATTCCGTTTTTATAATGTTTATAAAAACTTTTACGAACATAAGGCACCATTGTCCAGTCTAAGTGTGTAGCACTTACTCCACCAAATTGTTGTAAACTCTGAAGTTGGAATAAAACTGCTACTAATTGCATCGCAGTATTAACAGAATTTGCGGGACGCACATCTGTTTGACGAGTATTAAATCCTTTAGCTAATAAATCATCAAAAGGAATAGATAAACAGTTGTGCATACCAACTGCATATGCGTCTAAATCATGAATATAAATTTCATTATTTAAATGATTTTCACGAGCCATTTTTGACATACAATTATCAAGTGCATATTGTTTTGCAATAACTGAGTCAAATTCACCGCGGCGACCGCCAAATGAATGCTCATCAACATTGGCATTTTGATTATCAATACGAGATCCTGTAAGCTTTTCACGGGCAGCCCGCATCATTTTATTATTCCAGTTTCTTTCTTTTGTTCGTTGTTCACGATATTTAATGTAAGCTTTAGCTACATCTTTTCTTTTGGTAGACATTAAACCATTTTCTACTAAATCTTGAATTTCTTCAATCGAAAGCGGCTGGGTTTCTTCTTCACAATAACCTTCAATATAATTAGCTATATTCTCAGCTTTTGTTTCTGCATACTCAGAAATCTATCCATCTACCGCTTTAAATGCTTTCAAAATAGCATTTTTAATTTTTTTTGTATCAAAAGGCATTTGTCTATTGTCTCTTTTGATTACATAAATCATAGTATATCCTCCTAATTAGATAAAATATTTTTAGGGTTACTATATTATTTAAAAATTGCGTAATATAATTATTTATTTTTGACCAGAATAATGAAACTGCTTTTTGTTTTCTCTTGATTTTAAATCGCACATTTCAGGATGTTCTTCTTCCATTTGTAATGCGCCTAAAATATTAAATGCGGCGGCTGATAGATGATCTTCATCATCCCACCCTGCAATATATTTAGCGAGATGCCTTTCCGCAGAGTCAAGGAAAGAGGATAACGGGATGCCTTTTAAATAATTAAAACGTCCATACTTTTTTGCACCTTCTTCATAAAGTATAGATAATCTTAGTAATGCAGACATAGGAAGAGAGAGCATGTCTCCCTTCCCCTCGTGCATATCTCTTACTGCTCCAGTTTCAAATTCGGTTCTTTCTCCAGAATCTTTAATCATATGATTATTGCTCCTTTACAGATATTCTTTCATGCTCAAGTGTTATATCACTATTATTAACTTTTACAATACGATATAATTGATGTGTTGGAGTAGCTTTATATGTTTTTGCTACAAAAGTATCTTCTCTGCGGTATCCAGTTATTAGGACTTTTGTTCCACGAGAGAACCATCCTTTTTCTAATACCTTTTTACTTCCATCGGTTTGAACTTCTGATATTTGACGATTAAACATAGCATAATACTCTTTAGTAAATTTAACAGTTACAACCCCATCTGTTGTTAAGACAGAAATAGATGCTTTAGTATTATCTTTACTAATAATAGTACCTGCTATTTTATATAATTTAAATATAGGTATATCTCTTCCCGCCCTTTTAAAGAAATAATCTACTTCAGGCTCATAAGATAAATTAAAGAAATTTGCAATACCATATTTATATTTATTAACATTTAATAGTTCATGCTCGTGGTAATAAAAACATAAACTTTCCATTTCCCATGCGGATATATTACCTGCCGCATATTTATTCCATGCTTCGTTAAACAATAATGTATTATATTGATTTAGAATTTCTTCTTGATTTTCTTTTAACCATTCTCTTGCTTCATCCATTTCTTTTTTATAGATTTTATCCCATTTAGTTTGGAGAATACAAGTAATACCGTTAATAACGTCTAATTCATCTAAGTCATAATATTGTGAATAAAATTCTAATGAGCCATCATCAAAAACATAATATTTGCCAACTTTTTTATTATCTTTAAGAAACTTATTAAATACAAATACTTGTTTTTGTTTATTCAACTCTTGTGGTACTAATCCGCTTTTTAACAATCCATTAAAATTTTGTAGAGTTAATCTTTTTTTAGGTTCGCACGCTAATAAGATATAATATG